TATGATAGACCAGGCGCCAGTTAACTTTTGGCCGTGGACAAGTACTGTCACCACAGATGGCAATCACAGCTGCCCAGCGGCAAAACAAAATAATGAATGCAAAGACTGTAGACAATGCTGGGATCGTAATATAAAAAACGTTTCATACGGAAAACACTAAAATAATGCTTGTATTCAAACATCCTAAATATTATCAGGAAATGCGCAAGAGGGCCAAAGAGTTCCAGAAGCAACAAGCCTCAAGCAACAAGCTGCCAGAATCTTCAAGCAAGAACCATCAAGCTAAATCTTCAAGCAACAAGCGACAAGCATCAAGCCCTGTCGCAGAAGCATCAAGCAACAAGCCTGAGTCAACAAGCTCCTGAATCTTGTCTCCTGTATAAAGTTTCAAGCAGCCGGTGACGAGGGCCTTGGCTAAGATAAAACTATGCTGTGGATGTTTCACGTGAAACGCAATTTGGTGTGGTGAAAATGTTAGTTTGTTACGTTTTGTTACTTTGAATTCAATGGTAAAAAATGTGCCTTTTTTGTTGTATGCCAACACATCTGGTGTACCTAAACTACTAGTATTTTCAAGTCTTGTATACGAAATGTTGGGTGTATTTTTCTTCCAATATTGATAAAATTTTGCCTCTGGTCCCATCAATTTTTCGACGTAACAAGTGTTTACGATTTTCTTTTTTTAATAGAGCCCATTCTCCAATTTTCTGCAGAAATTTCAATTACTAATCTATGGGATTCTCTTGCACCAATTATATTATTTTCAAATAATGTAATGGAGTGAATATCAAAATGACCATCTGGTGAATGAAACTCACCTCTTGGTAATTTAACTTGTACCCTAGCATTTTGACATGTAGGTGATTTTAAAAAGTTATCCAGCTGTTTAGCTAATTCTTTCGCATTTATCATGTAGTTGACTATTACGTTATGTTACGTTAAAAGTCAAGTTATGGGAGTACCTAAAAGATTAACCGAAATGCAACTAAAGTTTGCCAATTTACTGGTGACTAATGAGGGGCGTATGCATGCATATGAATGTGCTGTTGCAGCTGGATATGAAAAAGATAGAGCTAGAATCACAGCATCAGAACTACAGAACCCCCAAAAATTTCCATTGGTTGTAAAATATATAGGTGAGTTAAGAGAAGACAATCAACAGAAGTTTAAGATTGATATAGAAAGCCATCTTACTGAGCTTGGTAGACTACGAGATGAAGCAAGAAAGTCTAAGGCATGGTCTGCGGCCACTAATGCGGAAGTAGCACGTGGTAAGGCTGGTGGACTGTATATTGAACAGAAAATGATACTGACTGGTGATATTAAAAAATCTAGTGTTGAAGATATGAGAAAAGAACTTGCAACTATCTTAAAAGAATACTCACCGTTAATTGATGGTGAGACTCAACAAAATATAGATGAAAAAATTTTACCTAAAATTAAGAAAGTTTCGTCATCTTCTTCACCCATTGACGAGGAATCATCGTCCGATCTCCAAAAGTAATTCCATCTTCATCTTTATCGTAAGAAGCAAATATTTTAATATGATCTTTTGTCTTTTCGTATAACCAACCTTCGTTTACAGGTCTAGCTAATTTCATTTTATTAAATTGTTTTTCATCAGCCCATCCAGAATCACTAACACAGTCAACCCATTCCACTCTGTATTTTGGAAATGGTATGTCATTATTGACTTTATCAATTGTATTAAGTTTTCTTTTCTTGGGCATAGGGTTCTATAACATCAGGCCTATAGGTTTTCCAGAATTTTAAATGCAAAAATCAAATCCAAAGTATCCTCGCGGCCCCTATCTTCAAAAAACGTTGGTATTCCTTGCTGATCACCAAAGTGCCAGATCACCTCTCTTTTTCTAAAGGGTTTTGTCAAATTTGATAATTTCAAAAAACCTATAGGTGGTGATGAACCGCATAAAACCTCACTTTTCAAATGTGGCAATGTTGCCTTATTTGTCCAGTTTAGAATCATTATAATATTTGTTGAGTCTTTCTAGGAATTTATGTTGATACTTGATAAACTCCTTGCCTTTTACTTGAAATTTTTGGAAATAATTGTCTGGTGTACACATCAGGACCACACCCTGAGTAATCTCCGTGTCATAAACCTGATTGTGAGCCATAGCATATGCCCCTAACTGCATAAAATAATCTTCTATCCACTCTTTACGTTTTGGTTTATTAGATTGTTTAAAATCTATAATTGAGTCTTCATAATCATATACACCAACCAAATCTGTAGCACCTGCATACAAACCAGGGTAATATAGGGTAACCTCACTGCCCCATATTTCAGAAAGATCGCATAAACCCTTGTCAATTATCACTTGAGCCATGTCGCCTGCTACCTGACCCTCGTCTGTTAGGTCCTTGTGTCCTTCTCCTAGGATATACTTCTCCAAGTGATAGTGCATGTTGGTACCGCGCGAGGCTGCTTGATCCTTGACTCTTGTCGCCTGATCCTCGCCCACCCGCGCCTTCCATCTATTGATCGAGTCTATAGCTTCTTGCGATTTGGTTGCTGATAAAATTGTAGTCACCGACGGTAACTTTTTACCAGTTATCTCGTAATGTCTCTTACCTTCTATCGACGTTCGCATCGATGCCGGGTACTTATATAATTTATTCCATTTCATTCTACACTCATGTATTCCTTGTACTCATCTAGAGATATAACTTTACTGTTCATAACTTTTAACTTTCTATCAGCATAATGATCTATAATTTTTTGTATACCCTCCATCTTTACATGAGCGTAAGGCCAAATTAATCTTGCAACATAGTATGCATCTCTAAACTGACAACGCCAACGCCATTGTTTTTTCCAACCAACAGTGTACGCAGTTTTATATCTTTTTTCACCAACAGTACCAACACCTAATACTTCATGAACCCAACGTAAAACAGACTCATCTGTCATCGCCATCTCCATACGTATTGACCATGTTGGGTATGCTTTTTTATTATGTTTTCTTTTTCGCATGTACTGTTTGTAGGTAATGCATCCTTCACCATCAAACAATCCAGCAATATAGGCTATATTACTTTCTTCCATTATACTCCTAAATTTATTTTAGATAATTTAATTACAAGTATTTCTAGATTATTTATTCTTGTTTCGTATTGAAAAATTTCTACCCATAAATTGCCTAGATCATGTATGATAAAAGCTATTAATGATAGAGCAATTATCATTGCAATTGCTACAATTAAAGACAATAATTTATCTGAAAAAGATGTCATTTTTTTCCTTTTTGTTGTGCAATCCAAATTAATTCTTCTAATTTTGTTTTGAATCGCGGTACTCGTTTGTTATCTTTTTGTATAACTTTCTTACCACCCGTGTGTCCGAACTCTTGATTGTCCCTTGATACATGATCCTCGTCTCTAATTTCTACTTCAACGGAATCTTGGTCAATTTCTAACCAGTGTCTGCTCTTACGCATCGGATGGTTTTAGTATTTTATATGTTTTAAAATACTCATCATACTCTTTGTCATGCACCTCACCTTGTGAATTACAGACTACACATTGTATAACGTCATCAATTCGGTTAATGGATTCTTTAACTTTAACGAATCCATTACCAAAACAATTAGGACAAATCTTTTTTTGGTTTGTCATCTTTTTCTTCCACAGGTTTTAGTGATGCAATCATTGCAATAATTTGTGCTACTTCTGCGTATGGCCTTGCCATAAGATATTTTAAAAGTTGTTCTCTTTGTTCTTTTGTTATCTGTAACATTACTTATCCTTTATTTTACCATTTAGTTTTTTTGCTTTTTCGTTTGCAATAGACTCTACTGTTTTTGATATA